TGCTGATGCTTGGTTCTCTCCTGCTGGATTCCAAAGAGGTGTTCTAAGAAATGCTATTAAACTAGCATATTCTCCAAACAAATCACAAAGAGATAGCCTCTACTCAGAAAGAATCAATCCAGTTGTATCCTTCCCTGGTCAAGGTATTGTCTTATTCGGTGACAAGACCGCTCTCGGTTATTCATCTGCATTTGATAGAATCAACGTTCGTCGCTTATTCCTAACAATTGAAAAGACAATTGGTAGAGCATCGAAGTCACTTCTATTCAACCAGAATGACGAGACCAGCAGATCACAGTTCAGAAACTTTGTTGAACCATTCCTAAGAAATATCCAAGGAAGAAGAGGAGTAACTGACTTCTTAGTTAAGTGTGATGCTGAAAATAATCCTCCAGAAACGGTCGATAGAGGAGAGTTCTACGCTGAGATTTATGTTAAGCCAACCAGAACTATCAACTACATCACCCTTTCCTTCATCGCAACGAGAACTGGAGTTGCTTTCGAAGAAGTTGCATCGTAATTTTTGACATAAAAACCACACTAGGAGATAAAGCAAATGGCAACGCAAAACGTAAGAGGAAGAATTACCTCATTCAAATCACAATCAAATCTAGATTATGCAAGACCTAATCTTTTCCAGGTTGATATTGATTTTCCAGAAGCAGTGGTCGGTCTAATTACTGATGCTGCTGGTGGCGGTGGAGCTTCGTCGGATCCTGTAAATTCGATGAGAGTTCTTGGGGGTTTCCAAGTTAAGGCAGCTCAAATTCCAGCATCTACCGTTGGAGTTATCGAAGTTCCTTTCCGTGGAAGAATGTTAAAGATTGCTGGTGATCGCACATTCGAACCATGGACAATCACCGTTCACAACGACACCGCATTCAGACTAAGATCTTGGTTTGAAAAGTGGATGGAAGCAATTCAACTCTATGATGAAAATGCTACCGAAATCGATTACGGTGTTGCAGCTGCAGCTGCTACTACCGACTATCTAAGATACATGAAGGATATGAAAGTTACTCAACTAGATAGAAGAGGCAACGCAGTAAGATCATATAAGTTCTATGATTGCTGGCCTTCAAATATTTCTTCAATTGATCTTGATTTTGGAAGTAATGATGCTATTGAAGAATTCACTGTTGAACTACAAGTTCAATACTGGAAACCAGAAATCGGTGATACCGAAGTAGAAATCGATTCTGATAGAGCAGGATGATTTACATTGATAAATAGTATCGGACTAATCTTCGATACTATACAATGTCACAATTATTTGGATACTCTATAGAGAGAGCAAAGAAGGTTCCGAAAGGGCCTTCTTTTGTGCAGAAAGACAATCAGGATGGCGCAACACCCATCGCTGCTGGTGGTCACTATGGTTATTATGTCGATATTGATGGCACTGTCAAAAATGAATGGGAATTAATTCAGCGTTATCGTGATATGATTCTACAACCAGAGTGTGACTCTGCTGTGGATGATATTGTTAATGAAACTATTTGTGGTGACTATAATGATGTTCCTATTGCAATTAATTTGCAAAATATTAAAGGGATGAGTGAGAAAGTTAAAAAATTAATCCGTGAAGAATTTGACTATGTTCTAGAACTTCTTGATTTTGAAAATAAATCTTATGAAATTTTCCGTCGTTGGTATGTTGATGGAAGATTATTTTATCATAAAGTTATCGATGTGAAAGATCCAGGTGAAGGTATTATCGAATTGAGGTATATTGATCCAAGAAAAATTCGCAAAGTTGTTGAAGTAGAGAATAAACCAGTAAGAACAGATCCAAATGATCCTCAAGAAGCATTCATGCAGAAGACTGTAGAATACTTCATTTACAACGGAAAAGGATTAAAGGCTGGTGATGTTCAAGGTATCAAAATTGCTCCAGATGCAGTTACTTATTGCCATTCTGGCATCTTTGATATGAATAAAAATATGGTGCTTTCGCATCTACACAAAGCAATCAAAGCAGTGAACCAACTCCGCATGATTGAAGACTCTCTGGTTATCTACCGTCTATCGCGTGCGCCTGAGCGTAGAATTTTCTACATTGATGTCGGTAATCTACCAAAGATCAAAGCAGAACAATACCTCCGTGAGGTTATGTCTCGCTACAGAAACAAGTTAGTGTATGACGCTAACACTGGCGAGATTAAAGATGACCGTAAGTTCATGAGTATGCTTGAGGACTTCTGGTTGCCTCGTAGAGAAGGTGGTCGTGGTACAGAGATCACAACTCTTCCTGGTGGTCAGAATCTTGGAGAACTTGAAGATGTTAAGTATTTCCAGAAGAAACTGTACAAGTCACTCAACGTTCCTAACTCAAGATTAGAAACAGAAACTACATTTAATATCGGTCGTTCCACTGAAATTACGAGAGACGAACTGAAATTCCAACAGTTCATCAATCGTCTTCGTAAGCGTTTTTCAGATCTTTTTCAAGATATCTTAAAAACACAACTTCTTTTAAAAGGAGTTCTTACATTAGAAGATTGGGATCAAATTAAAAATCATATTCAATATGATTTTGTTGCTAACAATTATTTCAATGAGCTCAAGAACATGGAGATGCAAAACGAGAGAATGAATCTCGTTGCAACCATGGATCCTTTTGTTGGTAAGTATTTCTCTATTGAACAAATTCGTCGTAATGTTCTTCAACAAACTGAAGAGGAGTTCAAAGAAATTGATAAACAAATTGAAAAAGAAATGGCAGACGGAAAGATTGTCGATCCAAATGCAATGATGGATCCTGGATTAGCAGGTCAAGATCCTAATGCTGCAATGGATCCAAATGCGATCGCACCAGAACAAACTGGTCCTCCGCAAATGGGAGATGGTGGTGTTGAACCAGATCCCGCAGATTTGAAAAAAGCAGAATTCTAAATAATTAGATAGGAGATTAAGTTATTATTATGTCTACAGAAATTTTCGATAGTATTTTTACTAAAAATAACGCGCAAACAATTGAACTTGTTGGAGATGTTTTGCAGTCAAAAGCATACGATCTCATTCAACAAAGAAAAGTTGATGTGGCACAGAGCTTATTTAACGAACCAGTAGAACAAGAGGAAGAAGAATGATGAAACTAATCACGGAGAATATTGAAGAAATTCAAGTTCTTACCGAGGAAGCAGATGGTAAGAAAAATTATTACATCGAAGGTATTTTCCTTCAGGGCGATTTAACTAATCGCAACGGAAGAAACTATCCAGTAAATATCCTAGAGCGTGAAGTTACTAAATATAATGAGAACTTTGTTGGAACAGGCAGAGCTCTTGGAGAACTCGGTCATCCTGATGGTCCTACTATCAATCTTGATCGTGTTTCTCATAAAATTCTTTCACTGAAGAGAGAAGATAATAACTTCATCGGTAAGGCAAAACTTTTAGAAACCCCTATGGGTAAAATTGCTAAGAGTTTATTGGATGATGGAGTTAAACTTGGAGTTTCCTCCAGAGGTCTTGGTTCTATGACTGAGAAGAACGGAGTAAATTACGTTGGCGAAGATTTTATGCTTGCAACTGCAGCAGACATCGTTGCCGATCCTTCTGCTCCTGATGCTTTTGTTGACGGAATTATGGAAGGTAAAGAGTGGGTTTGGGAAAATGGAATTCTAAAGGAATCTGCAATCGCAGCAATTAAGAATGAAATCGATCAATCAACACTAATTAATCTTCAAGAACGTAAGGTAAAGGCATTTGCCGCGTTCCTAAGAAGTCTATAATTATTTGCATATATAAATAATTACACGAAATTTCCGTAAAACATAGGCAGGAGACAATTCAAATGTCAAAAGAGATTGAAACCATGGATCTTGAAGAAGGTTCTAACGTAGTTACCAAAGGTGCTGCGGCAGCTGAAAGATCAGATTTAAAAAATGATGCAGAAGAAATTGGTGGTCCAACCCCAACATCAGGTCGTCCTGATGATACCGAATCAATCGGTAAGAAGGTTGCTGCTAAGATGAAGGGAGCAGCTGCTCCTTCAACTAAACCATCTGCAGCATCAGCAGATAAGCAAGATTCTCTCAAAAAAGAGGAAACAGAAGAAGATGGCGAATTCATCGAAGAAGAAACTGTTCAGTATTCCTTCGACGAGGATCTTAACGCTCTTGTATCTGGTTCAGACCTTACAGAAGAATTCAGAGACAAAGCAAAACTCATCTTTGAAGCAGCAGTAACAGCAAAGATCAACGAAGAAGTTGCTCTAATGAATGAAGCATATGAGCAAGCATTCGAAGAGTCTGTTGCTGAATTCAAAACAGAAATGTCCGAGCAAATCGATTCGTACCTCACTTTCGTTGCTGAGAAGTGGGTTGCGGAGAATGCTCTCGCAATCGATAACGGTATTAAGACCGAGATTGCCGAGAACTTAATGAGCGGACTCAGAAATCTCTTCGCTGAGAACTATCTTGAAGTTCCCGAAGAGCAGTTCGAGATTGCTGCTGAAGCAACCGAACAACTTAACGTTATGGAAGAGAAGCTCAACGAGCAGATCCAACTTAACGTTGAGATGCATAAGAAACTCGGTGGTTATATTAAGAATGGGATTGTGAGCGAAGTTTCTGTTGGACTTGCTGAAACACAAAAGGATAAACTACAAAATTTATCTGAAGGTGTTGAATTTACTACTGAGGAAGATTTTCGTGAGAAAATCGAAACTCTTAAGGAGTCATATTTCTCTAAAACCGCTGCGCCTGCAGTAGAGGACACTCCTGTAGAACAACCTATCGCTGGAGATGCCATGTCTGTTTACATGCAGGCAATTTCCCGCTGGTCCAAATAAACAAACGTAATTATTTATAAATAATTACGTATTTGTTATTCAATTAACACATCACTCATTTTTCAAGGAGAAAGCAAATGTTCATGTCAGAGCAATTGCAGGAAAAGTGGGCACCCATTCTTGAGCACAAAGATGCTGAACCTATTCAGGATTCTTACAAGAAGGCTGTCACCTCAGTCCTGCTAGAAAACCAAGAGCGTTTCCTACGCGAAGAGCGTGGAATGCTTGCTGAGGCTGCACCTACCAACTCACTTGGCGGTACAGGTTTCTCGGGTTCATCAACCGCAACTGGACCAGTTGCAGGTTTCGATCCAGTTCTAATTTCACTCATTCGTCGTTCGATGCCTAAGCTTATTGCTTATGACATCTGCGGTGTTCAACCAATGACAGGTCCTACTGGACTAATCTTCGCTATGCGTGCTACTCGTGGTACAACCCGTAGTGCTGCTAACGAAGCATTCTATAACGAAGTTGATACCGAGCATTCGTCGGAGAACAGCGGTGATTCACTCGCTTCCAACGACATGACTGGCACCAACCCTGGTCTTCTAAATGACAGCGGCACCTACACCATCGGTGGACAAGGTATGACCACTGCTCAGTCAGAAGCACTTGGCGATGGTTCTGGTAATCACTTCCGTGAGATGGGTTTCTCAATCGAGAAAGTAACCGTAACTGCAAAGTCACGCGCACTCAAGGCTGAGTACTCGCTAGAACTCGCACAAGACCTTAAGGCTATCCATGGTCT